GCCGCCGTTCAAGACCCGGTATTCCTTGATGTAATCGACCCCCTCCAGCAGGTACGCGCCGTTGGCCGGGCTGCATCGCCTAAGCAACACGCCGGTCAGATCCCACCACACGAAGGTCTCGTCTTCCACGCCCTTATAGAGCACATCGCGCGGGCGGTCTGCCCCGGGCTCCTGGGGCGCGACACGCACCAGCGGATAGGCCGGGCAGCTCATCTCTAGGTGCCCGGCCTTGATGGCCGTCGCGGAGAAGTTGCCCGCAACGTCCGTTGCTGCTGCGTTGCCCCAGTACAGGTACAACACGTTGATCTTGCCGTCCTCGAGAGACACGTTATCGATCTCGAGGGTGCCGATATTCGAGGCATGGGTCCAGATCTTGCGCTGGTAGACTTCTGTGGTCGTGCCGTCCGCATCGGTGATCCGAAGGTCGAACCCGCTAACCAATACATTGTCCCAGAAGAGATCCCAGGCGCTCGGGATCGTGAAGGACACGTCCACAGTAATCGGCCCCGAGCCGCCTGCGGTCAGGTCGATGACTACGATCTGCCGGTGACGCCAGTTGTCGTCGTACCAGGTAGCCACGTCAGGCCCCGTACCGTTCACGCCAGGCGAAGCTGACGTCGATTCTGCACAGCGCCCAGCCGGGCACGTTCACGGTGTCGCCATCGATCGCGACCCCTCCGTCCTCGACCATCGTGACCGGCTGACTACTGATTGACGAGATGTCCCCGCCGACCGGGGTATCGCCCGGCTTGCCGTAAACGCCGCGCTCCAGCGCTTCCAGAATGTCCGCGCGCAGGTCCATCGCAGCGATGGCACGCGCCTCGGAAGACTTGGCCGCGTGTACCCAGCCCGTAAACACGTAGCGCGCTCTCCGACCGAAGTAGGTCAGCGGGATAGCCTCCGTCACGTTCTCCAGCACGTCCTCGAAGAAAGCCACGAACGCGGATCGGCTCTTGCTCGGCGCGCTCGAGAACACGCCGTACCTGACCGCGCTGGCCGCTGTGAGATCGTAGTTGTACGGCGCTGCCCCGTTCACGCGTGCGAGCGCTGTCTTGATGGCGGTTACTAGCGCTGCTGCGGTGGAGGCCATCAGGACACGCCCAGAACTTCAGTCAGGAGCGGGCGCAACGCTTCGGGCGCGCCCTTGCGAACCTGATCCATCGCTCGACGCGCGAACCAAGTGGCCGGCACATTCATCCGGCGCTGGAACGTGGCTCCAGTCGTCCCGCTGCGCTCAGTCGGATCTCTGGACACGCCTGCCCGTGTCCGCCCCAGGCTCGCCAGGGTGAACGTTCTAACGGTGACCATCCCGCGATAGCCGCGCTCTTGAACGATCGCATAGTGGACATCGAGAGCACCCGGCACGCCACCGCCCGCGCTCAAGCGCACCTCGAAGTTTCCATCCCGCACCGAAGTAGTGCCCCGGATCGAGTTGCGAAGCCGATTTGACCGAGCGCGAGGTCGCACCGTCGCGTTCAGCTTCGCGAGCGTTTCGGCCTTGGCTGCCAGCTCGGCGCCCTTCATCTTGATCCAGCCCGGGATCGCCTCCTGGGCCTTCGCCAGCCGCTCGGCAAGCTCCTCGAAGGTGAGCGCCATTAAAGCGCACGCCCAAGAATGTAGGGCGTTAGCAGCGCCTCAACAGACTCTGGAAGCGCTTCGGTGCGCCAGGTAGTCGTAGTGCCGCCCTGAGCGATGTTGCTGCGTCCTCGCCGGTCGCTCAGCTCGAACCAATGGGCGATCAGGTGGAGAGCTGCCTCCTTGATCTGGCTCGGCACCGTGACCCAGCCAGCGACGAACACCGCCTTGACCGCGCGCCGGACCTGAGAGAACGCGCCTTGCACGCTGCCCGGGGTCAGGTACACTCTGCCGGTGTCCCCGTCATCGATGTAGTCGGCAGACGCCACAAGGCGTACAACGTCGTAGTCCCACTGGCTGTCGTCGTGGATGCTGCTGATCGAGGTGACCGGAGTTACGTCCAAGATCAGCACCCTGGAGTCCACGTTATAGGTGTCGGTCAGCCCGAAGTGGTGCCGACTGCCTCCGAAGTAGCGGGTGTATGTGGTGGTTTGCGCTGTGGGCGCTGTGCCCGCTGCGGCCTGCGGGTAGCCCAGGAACACCGCGATCACCTCGTCGGCTGCTGCGATCAGCTCGGTCACAAGCGTATCGCTATCAGTGTCGGTCGTGTCGAACCCGGGCAACCGGCGTTTGACTTCGGCAGTTGTCACCAGTGCCACAGATCAGCCCTCCAGGTTGCGACGATCTGCGATCAGCCTGAGAGCGCCCTTGCGCGTCTTGCCCGCCTGCTCGGCGCGCTCGAGCTGGTCGAGCTCGCTGTCGTATGCACCCGTGCTCAGGGCTTCGGCAAAATCAACCAGGCTTTGGTCGAGAATGGATAGCACAGGGATCGAGGCGAACGCCAGGGATGGCCGCATCTCACGATCGGCGTAGGCCCAGCAGCCCGGAAAGTCGACCATCAGGCGTTCAGCGTCCACGGTGTCGACCTCGACCACCTGGCCCACACGCACGGCGCTCAGCCCGTGACCGCTGTAGAGCGATCCGGGGTGATGAATGCCGCGCTTGTAGGTCAGGCGGGTCAAGCTCTACAGCTCCGGCACGCGCACGAAACCGACGTCATAGGCCCAGTCAACCGCCACGCCAGAGGCCGATTCTACCGTGTCGACCTTGACCTCTGCGGGAGCCGCTGCGGTCGAAGTGAAACGAGCGTTGGTGCCGAGGCCGCTCTCCTGGGTGACGGCCTCGCCCGCGCCTGCGGTCATGCTGCCGTCGCCGCCGCTGTTGGTGTCTCGGTTGTAGGCCAGGGTCGAGCCGTCACTGCCGAAGACGTTGAAGTCCCTGTAGTTTGAGGCGTGACCGACGATCCCATCGTTGTCAACGAGCAGGCAATACTCGAGCTCCCAGGTGCCGGGGGGCAGTACGTGGTAGCGAGTATCGTCGGTTGCTGCGGCCAGGTCGAGCCGCCCGCTTGCGACGTGCTTTTCAGATGGTCCCATGTTTGTCTGTCCTCGATCAGATGTTGTAGGAGAAAGCGGCGGTCTTGTCTGCCGCAGCGTAGGTCTTGAGCAGCTTGAGCCGACGCCGGGTCACGACGTGACGGACGCCGCGCGTGATGTCGTCAGCCGTCGCGGTCAGAGCACCGCGTGCGTTCTCGATCATGATGTAGGAACCGAGGTCCACCGCAACAACGCCGGTCTTAGTCGTGGTCACGTTGTCGAACACACCGCTCGCGTTCAGGTCTTCGGTCATGAACGGGGAGAGCAGGATGGGGATGCCGCCCTTGCTGCCCCGGACGAAGCCGACCGCGTCCTGAATGCCCGATGCCGTGAGCACCGACTGGGTGCCTACCTTGTCCAGCCCCTGGAACTCGTCCCACTTCATCGTTTCGATCGCCGCTGCGAAGCTGCTGATCACGACCGTCCGGCCACCGAGCGCATGCGCGCTCTTGAGCGTAGCGATCAGGCTAATGAAGTTGTCCCAGGTCCACGCTCCGCTGGTGTCGTTCGTGGCGCTGTTGTCGCTGGCCTCTGCGCGCCATCCGAGCCACGCGCGACGGTGATCGTCACTGCCGCCCGCCGGGGTGGCCGAGAAGACAGACGCCGGATTCCACGCGTCGAGCGTGTCGTCGTGGGTCGCGTTCGAGTCGCCGTTGATCAGCGCGTCGTCCACCGCGTAGGTCAGCCCGAGAGCCGCCATCCGCATGAGCAGCGGCCCCGCGAGCACGATCGAGTCTTCCATTGCGTCGATGCTGGCAACGTGCCGGATCGCGATACCCTGGAGGGTCGTCGAGCGGTTGGTGGTGCCGACGTTGCTGGCCTTGAACTGGCCGGGGGTGTCCTCGGTCGGGATGCCGTGCAGGTACGGGATGCCCACGCCGGTCAGGGCAGGCAGATCCACCCGGCCAGAGCTGGTGGTGAGCCGCTCGAGCTGCGAGGCGATCGGCGTGCCAAAGCCGATCATCGGCTCGATGAGCGACGGCATCAGATCCTGGGTCGGGATCCAGTCGCCGCCCGTGCCGGTCTGGTTGTCGAAGATTTTCTGGAGGCGCAGCCGCAGCTCGGGCTCGGGACAGCGCAGCAGGATCTTCCGCAGCGTGCGGTCAGTCTTCGGGGAGAGGTTGGCGGTCGGAAGCGTATGGGGCGACAGCACGCCGCGAGCGACCTGATCGGCTCCGAGGTGTGCGCGCACCAGCGAACGGATGCTCACCCAGTGCTGGAGCTGCTTCTGCCATTCGCACGTTGGGGTACCCGTGAACAGGCCGTCTTCATCATCGAGGTAGTCGGTCCCCTCGCCCGGGGTCTCCGAGGGCGCCCAGCGGATGCTGGCGAGGCCCTTCTGGTCCGGCTCGATGTACGTCCGCAGGTGCCCGACGTCGCCGCCGCCACCCTTCCAGCCGGGGGAGAAGTCGAGCTCGCGCTCCTTTGCCTTGCGGCTAGCCCCGTGCATCTCCTTGAGCGCCTGAGCCAGCTCGTTATCGCGCTCGTCGTCCTGCTTCGCGCGCTCCTGGATGGCCTTGTAGCCGCGCACGATGTCCTCGGCGCTAGGCTTCTCGGGAAGGTCGGGCAGCTCGACGCGCTCGATGTTGTCGTCTTCGATGGGGTCAAACATCAGGATATCTCCGGTCAGTGGGAGAAGAGGTCGGCCAAAGAAGCCGGCCCCGGTGGGTTGGTAGGCCCGGGGGCCGGGAGAAGGTCACGCACGATCTGCCGCATCTCGGGATCGTTCTGAAGCGCCCACTTGACTCGATCGAGCCAGGCGGTCTCTTCGTCTTCGGTCGAGGCGCGACGCACCGCAAGGGCAGTCTGTAGCGCGGGAACATTAACGGCGCTGTTCTCGAACAGCTCGTTGTCTTCAAGTTTCTCGCCGCCGTTCCAGCGGTTACCGCTAGTCACACGATAGGGATCATCCGCGAGGAGCTCGACGCGCCAGGAGCGTTTGTGGCTCCTGAAGCCGACCGAGAAGGCGCGCAGAATGCCCTCGGAATACTTGCGCGCGAGCGCTGCACCGAGAGGATCAGACGTGTCGAACTGGATCTCTTGAACCAACCTGCGCTTGCCCTCTTCACCGATCAGCTCAGTCTGGAGTGCGCGACCCACAGCGGGTGTGCTGCTGTCGTGTCCCCACAGCACGATCGGATTGCGCCGGAAGCTAGCCAGGCGCCAGGAGTCCATCACCACGTCGCCCATGCGGTCGACCTTCGGCTCCGAGATGACAGCGATCACCGTGTCCTCGCGCTTGGGCTCGAAGCCCTCAGGCACCTTGCGCTCCACCTTGTCGCCGGTCAGATCGACGCAGGACAGGATGGGGAGCCAAAGGAACTGATCAGGGCCGGTCCCAGCATCTCGAAACACGCGCAGATCGTCCATCAGGAATCCTCCTCGGTCACCACAGGTAGCGTGGTGCAGCGGCAGTTGATGTCTTCGCCCGGCTCACCGAGCAGCCCGGGGGCCTGTCCTGTTGCACCGCTGGAGCTCACGAAGTCCTCGCCGGGCGCGACCGTATCCCCGTCGAGCTCGACGTGCGTGTCTCGCACCACATCGTCCCGCGCGCTGAGCCACTGCTTGCGGACCTTCACGCCTGTCGCGGCCACCGCCTCGATCGCCTGGACCGTGCCGGCGCTGATCGCTCGGGTCGTCTCGGTGCGGGCGATGGTGCGCGCGCGAGCCGGTCGGAACGCTGCCGC